TTATTAAGCTCAAAAGTATCATCAGCGGTATTGATATGCCGATATGGAAGTGTTTCGGCATTAAGTTTATAAGTAATACCATAACCCACCGCCTCGATCCACCCGCCATCGCCAAAGAAACCATTGTCGTTGGTCTTGAATTTGACGTAGTAGTCGTCTTCCTTGCTATCTAGAGAACCACGAACGGATACAGCAAAATTAACAGGTGCTTTCTTAGGTAAATCCGAAATATCGTCTACGGTTTTAAAGACGATCCCAATCGCATTGTTTGCCAGACCATCACGGCTTGTAAGATAAAAGGTGTCACCAACTTTCTTATCAAGAATCAGAGAGCCACCGTTTATCGTACGGGTATAGGCTGCGTTTAGAGCAGTATTAACACTGATAGCCGAGTCAATTCCTGACATGATAACAGACGTGTCAGCATTGGCTGCGCTTGTAGAATTGCCCGACGTGTAAGAAATTACAGCTTCATCAGCACTATCGTAAGGATAGCTTACGCTTGGAGACATATTGGTATTACTATAACCACCTGACTCTAACACATCAACAGTTGTGATTTTACCAGTAGCGTCGTTGACGTTTACCTTAAAAATCGCTGCGTTATAGATATCAACTATACCTGTTTTAGCTAAGTCAAGCGTAGGTGGATACTGTGAGGAATACCCGTTGCCAGCGTCTAAAACAGTCACACCATTTATATAATAATAGTAACCATATCCTGTATTCTCGGCAGCCCACATCAACTGCACAACAGCCCGTGTTGATCCCGTTTCAGCCTCGTAAGCATTGAAGAGCAACTCATACTTCTTCTGGTAATCCCCTTGTTTGATAAACACCAAAGCCCTAGATTCATCTAAGGTCTCAGAGAGATCCGCAGTCATAGCCGTGGTTACCTCAGTGTTCAACAAGAAGGTAGTATCTGCCAACGCCATCGGCTTAATCGTCTTGCGAGCATAGGCCGTCTTAAGGTAATCAGGAAGCGGTGTGCCGCCCGTAAGGCCGTTGATGGTTGCCTCGTTACCTGTGACAAGATTAAAGGCTCGCGCGACCTCGTCGTTAAGAACAACAGCGTATCGTTCAGTTTCCGAGCGGTTAATAAAGTGAACCAAGTCCGTAGGGTTGATCACGCTATCGTAGATGTCGGAGATCACACGGGTACACTGGCGTTTCTTTAGGCCGTCACTGATGGAACTCAAGGCGTTTATCTGCTCCTCGCACTGGCCCACAAAGCGGACTTTAGGTGACTGCTGAGAAACTCCTCCGACCAAGTTGGATACGGATGTTGTAATGTTTGCCATAAGATTTAAGAGATATCTCCGCTGCGGTTAATACCAACACGGCTGGCAACATCGTAGTTGTCAAAGATAGTAATATCAGAGTTGCGTCCATCGGTCTCCTCTAGGCGAGCCTTGGCCATCATCTCATCACGCATGATAAGGCTCTCAAGCTCCCTAGATCCCACAAGTCTCCCTTGAAACACCCGCCCAGCCTTAATGGTGATGTAGCGTCTTGCTTGTTCTGGAAGATCCTCCCAGTCCAAAAGGAAAGTCATGTTTACCGTGAGTGTGTCCACCGTGAACGTCGCAGTGTTTTTAGTGCGATCCCAGATGTTCAAGCCACGCTGAACGATGTCATAGGAGCGATCCACTGCGTCCACTTGAAGGGTATTTGCAGGGACTTGAAAGGTTCCTGTGGGGATTCCTTGGGCGAGCTTGAAGTTCTCGATGGTGTTAAACTGCCAACCATCCGATTGGATTTCACGGCTCACTTCATCAAGGATGTTCTTCGCCAACGCTGCCGAAAGCGGAAGGGCTGTAGCAGTTGCAATGCTGTTAATAGGAGCCTCTCCGATATAACCAAGCATCGTATTAACTGCCTCTAGTTTTGATGTAAGTGTAGCCATGTATATGTGATTTTAAGTATAGTTGTATAGAACTTACAGCATAGGTCAAGTGCGCCTTGATCTACAGTGTAAATCCCAAACAAAAGGAAAGCCCCCTTTAGAACTTACGAACTAAAGGGGGCCAAGTGGGGATTAGCGATTAACCAATCGTGACAGAAGCTTCAGGACGCAGGACACCGTGGCCCATAGCGTACTTAGCAACAAACAGCGTTCCTTGACGCTCGATTTGATACTCGGATTCGGTAGCAAGATCAAGGAGCTTCACCGTGCCGATAGCACTTGGGTGAGCAACAATCATCTCGATTGCCGAAATGTCAGTAGCGTTGTAGCCGACACCAGAAGCACCGAAGACATCGTTCTTAGCATTTGCATCGTCAGCATCAGCAGAACCGGAAGCCACCGTAACGGTAGCCAAGTGGTTCGACTTGAAGAGGCGAATACCAGCGATGGTTGGGATCTTGCCAGTAGCAACATTACCAGAACCACTGTAGTCACTGCTCATAACGGTCTCATCCGAACCAAGCAGCGTGTAATAGTCACGAGGCTTAAGGATGGCGAAACGCTCGTCCTCTGGGACATCCTTTTCGTCCAAGCTTTGAGCAGCCAGCATGAGGGCATCAACGATCTCGGAAGCCAGTGGGGTTGCACTGAGTTTCGAGGTAAGGTTGGTTCCAGCGTATCCACCAGTGATGGAAGGCGTAGAGGTCAACGCGGCAGCCACAAGGGTCTTCATGGTTGCAATGTCGAAACGCTTTGCAAGAGCCTTGCCGAGTTCCTTAGCGTAAATGCTACGGACATCGTAGTGGTTCTTGAGTTCGTCAACATTCGCAATGAAGGTCGAAGCAACCAACAGGTCATCGATGGTGATGATCTTTTCTGCGTGTTTAATACCACTCAGATAGCCAGCATCCGCATCAGCGATGTTTTGACCGGGAGTGTGATATTTAGCAGTTGCGATACCAGTCACAGGGAACTGAGCAGACTTGCCGCTTTGAATCGTCCGCACCATGTGCAGATCCTTCATCACGTTGAGTTCTTCAAAGGTGGTCAGGATTTCACCAGAGAACACTTTGAGGAACAGAGCGTCACGATCACCTGCACCGTTAATTTGTCCAAGGTTGGACGGGGTAGTAGCACCATTAGCCATATAATTATTCTAGTTTTTAGTTTATTTAGTTTAACAAGCGTGTCCGTATATTACGTTCGACTATCGTTTACTTGTTAAAGAAAGAACGACTCGGTTGTCCAGCGCACTGGGCCTAGTTCTTGCTTTATAGCTTTTTAGATTGTCATCCTTTTATGGACGATTTCTCTTTAACTCATTAGTGAGCTAAAGGGGAAAGGGGTGTGGTGGTGAAGGATTCGATACCTTCATTTCCTGAGACAACTCAGGGTTCTCTTGTTGAACTAACCACCACAAAAGTGACGGCCCGTTAACTCAGTTCGGATTTGGAATCCTTACTGTTGACTCCTTGATGCTTTGCAGGACGGGCCAAGCCCACAAGCGGGGGAGTCAAAAGAAATCCCCTACCCCCTAGCGTCCTAGAGGTTCACACGTTAATTCGTGATGTGATTTGAGCATCGTTGAGAGGCTTGTGGGGCGTGAGTCAAAGACTACATTGTTTTCTGAAACTTGTCCAGTTGAAGCTGAAGCTATCCACGACGGGCCAAGAGCAGCCTGAAAGAAATTACTCTTTGGTTTCTAGGTCATTAACGTAGTGAAGTAGATCACCTACGATTACCTTTTGTTCCTTTGTGAAGCTCTCGTTCTTGAGACGCTCTAGGAACACTGGGATCTTACTTTGTTTTATCGTCGGTACGCATCCAGTCATCGATAGACTCAGAATGCTTATTGTAAGCGCGACGTAGAAGTTCTTCTTCATACTCATGGTACACACGGAAAAGCAAGTCCCCTAGCTTAGGGAAAACACACAATACCTTTACTAGGAGACTTGCAAACACCATAACACAAACAAAGAGAAAGAGGTTTATTTATCCTTAGCCTTACCGACATTGAGAGCCAACAGATCAATGATCTTGTAGCCCCACTTAACAACACCATCGTCCTTTGGGGTAGGAGTAAGTGCAGCGATAAGGGAACAAGCGGTAACCACAGCAGTCAAAGCCTGAATGATTGCCGATGCGTTGTCTAGGAGATAGGATACGATTTGCATAAGTTTTTAGATACGTGAGATGGAGATCCTTTTCTCAACTTGAGCGCGATAGGCTGGATCTTTGGCATACCGAGAGTCTTTCATGGCTTCCACCATTTGGGCATTGGAGTTAAACGGAGTAACACCGCCACCAGCCACTTGGCCTTGCATGAGTTTCACGGGTGAACCACCATCGCTCAGGAAGCGAGCATAGAGACCCTTGATGGCCATCTTGGCTGTGTCAGCATCGTTGGATTCAACAACACGGTTAAAGGCTGCAAGCTCTGAGTCAGTAAGCGCACCAGAAGCCCACTCGGTCATTGCACCGTAGTTGTCCTTGCCACCTACTTCACCCATGATGGCGTTCGTGTTGGCCTCTTGGGAAGCCTTGTAGCCATCGACGTAGGTCTTAACAAGCTCACGGGAGATACCGTTCTTCTCAAGGGCAGCTAGGGATGCCTCAGTGAGGTCACCACGTTCAGCATACTCAGCACTTGCGGAATTCAAAGCATCACCAACACGGGACTGCACGTCGGATGCCTCAAGCTTTACCTGAGACTTTTCCTCTTCGCGGTTCTTTGTGTGGTATTCCTTTTCAAGATTGGCATACGCCTTAGCGAGTTCCTCTGGGGATTCAAACTTCTCAGGGAGCCACTGGGGACGCTCGTCGGTTACAGGAGTCTCCTCATTGGGTTCCTCTTGTGGTTGTTTCGGTTGTTGTGCCTTGGCTTCGTCCATAAGGACCGATTGTTGCTCAAGGGTCATTTGTTCACGGGCAGTAGGCTCGTTGATTGATGTAGTATGTAGTTCAGCCATTTATGTTGGTTGTTATTGTTCCTGTTGAGCCGCATCGAGTTGCTGCTGTTCGGGACTATTAGCTTGTTTATACTGATCACTCAAGGCTTTAATTCCCGCTGGTCCAAGTTTCTCACTCATACTAGCAGCCATTTGTTGTTGGCTCTCTTGAGCAAGCTGCTCGGAGGTCTTGATAAGCCCAAGGGTTTTAATTCCAAGGGCTGTCGCACGACGCTTAAAGTACTCTTGGACGTTAACAAACTGAGCAACAGCTTGTGGACCTACGACCTGAGCAGCACCTGCAAGGAACTGGTCAAGTTTGTTGAGATCATTACCACGACCAAGGGCTTCAACACCCGTGACGATCACAGGGCTGACAAGGTTCTTAGGAAGCTTAGGGAGCTTCTTGGACTTACCCATGACGTACATCAATCGCTCGATCAATGGAAGCTGGAGTTCATTTGAAAGCAACGAATAGAGACCACCAAGGGAACTCTCAAGTTCCTGTGACAACATACGGATCTCCTCTGCGGTTACCCGTTCGGCACTGCGTACAACACCGGAGGTAAGCAAGAAGGCAGCACCAAGGCGATCCCTGATGCCATCCATAGTCATCTGTGCGACCTTGAAGTCGTTGAACTTGTTGACTTGGAGCGTGGTAACGTCCGCTGCATTACCTTGGACAATGGCCCCATTAGGGCTATCTGCCAACGTACGCGCCCTTGTAGTTCCATTAGGAGACACAAGAAACAGAACTTTGGCAGCAGCAGCAGAACCTTCAACGATTGCCTGAGTGAGGGCTTCAAGTGATTGGACATCTCCTAGGTATTCTTCTACGTATCCACGACCGTAAGACTCTCCGTCGATTCTAGAGAATCTAAGGGGGATATAGGGACTACGATCAAGGGGAACCTTACCACCGGACTTAGGAAGAACAACACCGTTGATGTCCTGAGTAATCTCCCACATATTGTCATCCCGGCGGATACTTGTGTAAAGATTGACATCACCCTCCATAGCCTCGTTCTCGGAAGCACCGTGGGTTTCTAGGAGTTCGTGGACTTCTGGGTCAAGAGCCTTGCGTGAGATGGTTTCCTTTGTGGCAATCGTCAGAACATTACCCATAGGGTCACGCTCAATGACAAAGCGATTCAGGTTGAACACACGGAGACCGCCTTCTTCAGGCATGTACAGGAGAGCGTTACCGGCGATGATGAGATGCTTCAGGGCTTCATGGAGTGCTACTCGGTATGCCTCTTTAGCAATCTCACTCATCA